TCATGTGCTTTTTTATCAAAATCCATTAAATCTTTAATGAATTTAAAAGCATCCCTAACTTTCTTCTTTATACCATCACTCGCATTAAGATTATCTAAATTAATATCTACAGGACTATCATTAGTATCTGAAACAAGTGCTTCACTTATGATATCTTCAATAGCACTATCACATTCTGGGTGAAGTGCCATTTCTCTATATCTTCTTACTAATTCAAATTCAGTTCTATATACGCCTTCAATATCAACATAAGAACCAAAAAAACCACTACTCAAATAATGATCATTCCCGTCCTCGTTATTTGGAGGAACGGGAGAGACCGCACTTTGAGGTAGTGATTTTTCGTCAGCGTCCTCTATCGAGAACCCAAAAAGTTTTGCCATGATTTATTAAACTTTCTTACTATTTAGTTAGGTCGTCCAGCTCCTGTTAATCTGAGAGATTGAACTTGGAACTCAACAGTAAACTCTTCTATAGTATCACCTGTATCGTAAGATAAGTCAATAGCTGATACACTTGTTGGAAATATATCAATAAATTCATACTCTTTTAAGACAACATTATCAGATCCACTGCTATCCTGACTGCTCTTTTCTGAACCTCTACCAAGTTGATAAACTTTAGCATTGACCATATAGGCAGATGGGTCAGTTGTACCTAGATTATCATCTAAGTTAGCAATCTGCTGTGTCCAATTCTCAAAAGCATTTCTAAATCTAAAATCTTCATCATTAATAACAGTAATAGTCCAAGGTTCGATAGTTCTGTCTCCAGCAACTTTAAATTGACGACCTCTGAATGGAACTTCTATACTAGCAATAGTTTGTGCAGGTAAGTTTGCTCCCTTACACATAAAACTAAAGACTTCTGCATCCCAATCAGAAACTACATTAGGTGGTAAAGTGGTAAGTTCAACTTCAAATAAATTCGGTCTAGCACCGCCACCTATCAGTTTAGACTTAAACTGCGAAATGTTTCTGTTTGATCTCGTTGTAGCCATTGATTAATTCCTCCTGTGATATTTAGAGCTAGAACTTAAACTCTACCTGCGACTTCTTCAAAGCTAATACCAGTTCTGGTAGCAACGAAGGTCAAGGTAACGTAATTGATAGACTTTGCAGGCTTCAGGAAGATGTCTGCTCGGAATTCGTTATTATCAATAACATCAGGAGTGTTATTTGTAGTGTCACAAACAACGAGGAATCCATAAAGTCCTCTCTTAGCCTGAACGTCACGTAGATATGGTTCCACAATATTGCGGAAGTTTGCTCTTGTTAACTCATCGTTGAGTTCAAAGAGTTGAGCTTGTGCTGCTTTTTCAAGTGCTTGTTCAATTGTAAGGAACAAACGACGAACGTTAATGCGATCAAATGCTGATGCATATCCAAGTGCTGTTTTATCACCAAAGAGAAGTGTTCCTATACCAGGTGTGGTAATAAAGGAGTTAATTCTTTGAGGATAAAGTCTGTCTCTCTGAGACTTACTTGGGTTATATGCAAGTTTAACTGCATTGTTAATAACACCTCTTGCTTGTCCAGCAGGTGAGAACCAAGGATAAGCAACGATATTTGTGCGTGTCATTAGACCAGCAACGTCTCCGTTACAAGGTACATAACGGAATTCATTGTTGAATCTGTCGTACATGTACTTATAACCACTATCAAATACACCATAAGATGAAGATGATATAGGACTAAAGAAGTTGATTACATTCTCAGTCTGAGTCTCAGTGTTAGTAACATTAACAACGTTTGCTCTATGTGGACTAATTGTTGCCATACAATCCTTTCTATCTCCAGCAATTGAAAGCAATTGATTTGCTTTTGCTTGAGAATCAAATTCATTGTCGCATCCTGGTCCCATAATGAGGTAATCTATTGCAACCTCATCTTTATTAGAGAATAGTCTATAAGATGTCATCAAGTCTGCTAATGTAGCCTTCATTCCACCTTTTGTTTGACCAGATGGAATTGAACCATAATCTTGTCCCCCTGTTAGAGTATAAGATACATTACCTAAACCAGAGTAAGTAACACCTTGTGCATCTAATCCCCATAATCCATCACCAGTTGTGATTGGAGTACATGCTGTTGAGAATCCTGAAGCACGAGGAGTTGTTCCCCAGTTAGTATCTTTCGATTCTGATGGGTTCTTACCTGCGTAGAGATTATCTGAGTAAAGTGCAAGATAATCCTTATAGTAAGTTTTTTGTGGTGGATTTACTGAAGAAACAGTATCTTTTGCCTTAGAAAGGTTAAGATGCTTCTCAACAATATTTCCTTTAATACCTGTTAGTCTACCTTCATCATCAACTAAAACAACGTGTAATCCGTCATTCTTACCTTTTCTTTCAGTAACAAAGTTACTATCTAAAGGTTTAGGTGCTAATGTCTTCCAGTAAACAACGGCATTGTTAATACCTAATGTTTGCTCATCATACCAATCTTTAACTGTTGCTGGAGTATATGCTGCATTCAAAGAATGACCTGTAGTAACACCAGAGTTGTTAAGGAACTGAATAGATGAATCTGCTTTAAATGCTGCGATTGAATTTCCTTCAGCATAATCGATTGGGAAGTATGAAGTTATACCACCAACTGCTGATATTCTGTCAGTGATCTTAACATCGATTGTACTGTTGCTATTAGTAGAATCAGTGTTTACACCAGTAATAATTCCCTTAAGGAATCCTGTAATTGAACCAGTGGTTCCAATTCCTGGAATAACTTCACCGTCTATGTTAGCAGTAACAGCAAATCCAACAGTAGCACCAGCAAGTGCTAAGTTATTAGTGCTAATACCAATCGTTTGGTCTGCTAAATTATCGATCTGACAAACCTTTAATGTGTTTGCCCAAGTTCCTGGGTTCTTAGAGCAATATGTAAATGTTGCATCACTCTGATGATTGTTTAGATAATCATCATAGTTGTAGACTTGAAGAACTGCGGTTGAAGCAACTCCAACACCTGCGTTTGCGTTATTTAAATTACTACCTGCTGTTCTAACTACTTTAAGAACACCACCATATGAAAGGAATGATGAAGCACTCATCCAGTATTGATACTGTGCGTCAGTTCCTATTGGTTTTCCAAAAGTGTTAACTAAATCTTCTTCTGTGCTAATTTCAATGATGTCATCGACAGGTCCAATTTCAAAAGGTCCTGCAATTGCACCGATGTTATCTAATACATTATCAGCCCTTCCTACTGTTAAGTCAACCTCCCTTACCAGTACTCCAGGAGATAATTGAGGAGTTGCCATGTTGTCTTTCTCCGAGTCTCAGTTTATCTGAAAATATTTATTAAATAGGGTATTTACAGTGGGGAAACTTGGAGTGAACACTACCAGTCAGGGTATAACCAATCACTAAATGGTTTCTTTTTTCTAGTTTTTACTATCCTTCTTACAGTACAAATCTTACATTCATATGAATATGATGATGCAACTGCTCCTCTACTCTTTCTAGTTCTATAGAATCCATCTACTAAATTCTTCTCTTCACCACATACTCTACACTTTCTATTAACAAGCAATAAATGCCCAAGTTTTAATTGCTTATCATCAAATTCCATTTATCGATAATTCCACATATAATCCATACCACCACCTTTATCACCATATTCATCAGTGAACCATCTATCCCCATCTCCATCAACAAAACTTTCATTACTCATACCATCATCCATAAACCCAAATGGAGCCATATCCTGTTCTATTTGATTCTTTTGCTCTTCATACAATCTTTTACGAACATCCTGATCAGTGAGTTCCTTGAAGTAATCATTCTGAACTAACCATGCATATATGACTAAACACATAGCAAGGTCATCATTACATCCTTCTTCTGCCTCAAATGAATTATGTTTTTGAATGAATGTTGTTAATTCAGATATAATCTCATAATCCTTAAATACAATCTTATCTGCCTCAATAAGTGTCTTTAAGTTAAGGGAACCAACCTTTTTAACAGTCTTGGACATCTTAACTCCAAGTTGAGTTTTCTTCCCAGAAAAACCCTGACCCACAACTTGACCTGCTCTACCTCTCATAGAACACATTAATAAGTTTTCATATTCAAGATCAAAGTTTAATATAGATGCTACCTGATCACCAATATCATTTACCTCACATAATATAAACGCATTATTATATTTCTTTGCTACTTCCCATATTAAGTTGGGAAATATCATTGGTTTAATTTCATTATTTCTATACTTACCAACTATCTTATGAGGAAACTCTGTAATATCAACCAACACAAAAGCAGAATAATCTTCACTCACTCCTCGTGCTACATCGACTGTCATCAGATAATCGTGTTTCTTTACAGGATCTTCATAGATATCCAATCCAGCACTTCTAGTTTTTGGATTATCATAAACAAGAGTTCTAAGTTTGGATGGACTAATAAGAGTATCAACAGATCCTAAGAACTCACACTCAAACTCAATCTTGAACTGCTGTTCAGATGTGTTTGCAATAGTCTGTCTTCTCCATTCATCATCCCTACCAGGAACTTGTGACCAATGGACATCAGTTGGAATATATTCATTCTTACCTCTTTCTGCATCGTGCCAATACCTATAGAAATGGTTCATCCCGTGTGGGGTGGAAACCATTATAACTTTGGTTGTTTTACCAGAAGTAATAGTAGGATAAACAGAACTA